GGCTAGGTCTTCACCGTAGTCGGCATCCGAGACCTTAATGACCTTGGCGTCGAACTTGACTTCACCAACGCGCCGGCCACCTTGCTGCCGTTCCTGCACGATCTCCGCATCGCGGTATTCGATCAGCGTCTTCGTCCCACCCGAAGGCGTCACGATCGTGCGCGTGGTGCGGAGGTTGTCAACGACGTGGGCCGCCGTCCACACGAAGGACACGGTATCGTCGCCGACTTTGCGGGTCACGATGTTGCCGGACCCCTGTGCATCGCCGGACTTGATCGTCACACTGATCTGCTGCAAATCGTCGGGCACGCCCGCCAAAGCCGTGCCGCCCAACAGGGCCAGAGAAAGGGTGAGGGCCAGGATCAGATACTTCATTGCTGCAACTCCAAGGGGAAGGGGATAGGACACAAAGCGTCTCAAACACAACAGCCGTCGCACGCCGCATCGCTGTAGCCACCGTCGTCGTGACAGGCGACCACTTCGGATCGCTCGACCTCCAGTTGGCTCTCGTACCGCGGTGCCAGGTGGTACACCAACGCCTCGTACACGAAGTCTGCAAACAGTCCGGGGTCTTCCCGCCACCAGTCGGCCACGATCTGGACGGCCACGCACGGGCCGTCTCCCGTGGCGAACAGGGGCACCAAAAGGACCGAGTGGATGTACGCATCGCCGTAGTAGCAGCACATCCGGTACAGGGCGTGCCTGACGCAGTTTTGCAGGGTGCCCCGCCGACGAGGCGACCACTCCCCGGCATACAACAGCACGTCACATTCGACATGGCTCATGGCATGGCCTCCACGATCTGGAGCGTTCCGGCTTCGCCGTCGTCCGCACTCTGCCACTGGACGCCGGCCATTAGCTCGCCCATCGTCATCAGTTCCAGCCTCCGGTTCTCGTGGATCACATCCAGGACGCGGTTGTCGCTGGGCAGGTGGATCAGGTCCACGATCAGGCAGCCCTTGTTCAGGTCCATGCCGATGCGGTGAATCCGGTCTTCACTCTGGATGCGGTACTCCGGCTTCCACGAGTTGGACCAGTAGGCCGCGGTGCGGGCCTCCACCAACGTCAGGCTCATGCCGCCCGACTCGGGGTTGGCGGCAAAGACCACGCGGCGGTGCTCCATGTTGGCCCAGTAGTCCAACGGCTCTTCCTGCACCGGATCACTGGTGTGCGTGAGCACTAGGAAGGCACCCTGGTCGCAGCGCACCACGTCCCACTTTTCCTTGAGACAGATATTCACCACCCGGTCCACCGAGCCCGTGAAGCCCGCGAAGACCACCAGGCGGCCGGTCTCTTCGTTCTCGTCCAGCAACATGCGGAGGGCGGCTTCCTTCGGGCAAGGAATCTCCCGTGCAACACGCACCAGCTTGGGAACTTCCTGCCGGCCGCCGCACACGGGGCAATTCACCGTCTGCTTCAGCAGTCGGGCGACCACCTCGGGGGCCAGCATGTCGATCTGGCCGTAGAGCCGATCCTGGTCTTCAGGGTCCGTCCATTCGGCCACGGTCCCATCGCTGCAATGCCGGCAGCGAACCATGCCCTCCTGCTGCTCGCGGTACTGGAAGCCGTCGCTTAGCTCGCGTAGCAGCGTCATGGCGGTGACGGCATTCGGGGCCGCCTGGACGATCGACTCGGCCACGCGCAGCAGACTTGCGGTCGGCTTGCAGATGATCTTGCGGTAGCGCTTGTCGGGCAGGTTCAGGCAGTCCTTCTTGTGCTTGATCGTCACCAGCCCTTGCAGCCGCTTATTGAGGTAAGCGACTTCGTTGACGCTGGGCACGAAGGCGTGGTAGTCTTCGGGGTCCGTGATGCCGTCCAATAGGTGCGGACCTTCGCCTTCGGTCTCGCCGCACTCGGCACATTTCTTCTCGTTATCCTTCCAGCCGATCCGCTTCTTGAACGCGCCCTCGTCCAACTGCTGGAGCACCATGAAGGCCATCCGCTCTTCCATCGCCTTTTGACTGCCCTCCCGGAGAAATCCGGGCCAAGCGATCTCGCACTGGCTCCACCAATCGACCGGGGATTTCGGCGACGGCGTGCCGCTCATTTCGATAACGAAGCCGTGCTCCAGGCCGTATTTCTCACGGATCAGGTCCGCAAGGCACTGACAGGCTTGGGAGCGTTGCGAGCCGGAGTTTTTGCAGCGGCTCGATTCGTCGGCGATCATCCCGGCCGGGATCGGCTGCCCCGGCTTCCACTGGTCCACCCAGGTCTTCAGGCCCTCGTAGGTGAAGAATTCGACGTTGAACTTGTCGAAGGGGAAGTTCCACTTGCGGAACTCGCGCTTGATGTTGGGCAAGGAAGTCTTCGGGCCGACCCAGAACCACCATTCGACGCCCGAGCGCTCGATGACCTCTTGGGCGCTCAAGGTCTTGCCGGTGCCCATCTCGGCCGCGAAGATGTGGTAGTGGTACGTCAGTCCGGCGTCGGACAAGTCCTTCTGGTGGTCCTTGAGCGGCCGGGCGTACTCATGGCGCACCAGCGGCCGGTCGAACCAGGCATACGCCTTCTCTCCCATGAGGAAGGAAAGCTGGAAGCGGTTGCGCTGGCAGTCTTCCACGGACCACATCTTCCGCGGGTTGGGATCGTCATAGCCGTGCCAGCGCGATCCGCGCATGGCCTTGATCTCGTCCTTGAGGCTGTAGGGCGACTTGACGAAGTAGATGCGGCCCTCCTTGTACTCCAAGGTGGCCGAGACCAGGATCGCCGTGCCGGAGGAAGTCTTGGTGCGCAGCTTGGTTTCCAGAACCGTCATAGGGCACCCTCTTCAATCCGACCCGCGACTTGACGCGACGCAGCCGCCAGCAGCTTCCGCTCGTTTACACGCACGTCCTGGTCGGTCATCCGTTTGTCCACGGGAGAAAATGGCTGTTACACAAACCACATCAACAAATGGAAAGGCAGTTAGAGTGATTCCAGGCGGGTGGCAGCGATTTCGCAGTTGTGTTCGTCCAACTCGATGCCGATGGCCCGCCGGCCGAGGTTCTTGGCGGCCAGCAGTGTGGAACCACTGCCGGCGAAGGGGTCCAGCACAGCCCCGCCTGTGGGCGTGGAGAGGAGAGTCAAGAGGTATTCCATCAGCTTGATGGGCTTGACGGTGGGGTGGTCATTCTTCGGTCCCTGGGCCGGATTGCGTTCCTTCCGGTTGGCCTTGGCGACGTAGAAGAACCGGCTCGCGCCGCCGCTGTCCCCGTAGGTGCCGCTTGGGGAAGCGTTGTCGGGAAAGCCATCGTGATAGCCACCGCGGCCACGGCTGCGATTGCGCTTTTGCCCGGCCTTCATCATGCCGCTCTTGAGCGTGCCGGTTTGCTGATCGAGCAGGGCCGCCACTTCTTCATCCAAGAGCAGGTTTGCCGGCCATCGCCCGCACTCCGAGCCACCCACGGGACTCCGGTTGACGCTGACCCAGCCGCCGTCCGACTCCGACCGGGGGTTGCGGGTGCGGACCGTGCTGTCGGTGCCGATCCGGCTGCCGTTGATGTTCAGCCCGGCGACGCCCCACGTTTCGGCGTTGTGGGCCAGCGTGCCACAGAGCGGCTTCATCGCCAACGTGACCGGCTCCCAGGCGGGCTTGAGCGTGTTGGCCCAACCGGTCCACGCCTTCGCCAGGTCCGTAGCCGGGGCCGTGATGGCGCACTCGGCCGCGGGATTATGGAGGTCGCCATAAACCTCATTCGTCCGGCCATTATCGGCCAGCGAATAACCGGGCTGACCGAGCTTGGTGCCGATCACCTCCCGCTGGGCTCCCTTGGCCTTGTCGATCAGCAGGCCGATGTCCGGGGCCTTGGGAAAGCCTTGGCCATAGAGCCACATGAGGCAGTCACGAATCTCCCAGCCGGCGTCCTCGATCGCGCAGGTGAGCCGGTGGTAGGTCCGCGTGCCGCCGAAGGCCAGCATCATTGCGCCCGGCTTGCAGACCCGTTGGATGGCTTCCCAATAGGAAACGCCGGGGACGCCGTGGTCCCACTCGTGTCCCATGAACGCCAGGCCGTAGGGTGGGTCCGTACAGACGCAATCCACCGACGCATCGGGCAGCGCCGGCAGCACGTCACGTAGATCGCCGCAGTAGAGGGCGATGTCATCTTTGGCGTAGTAGAGCTTCATCGTTGTGGCTTGTGTTCGAGGAGCAGGGTGTTGTTGTCCGGGGCCTCGCGGGCGCGGTAATCGCTCCAGGCATTGAGGCCGACGCTGCGGAAGAGCGCGTAGATTTTGTTGAAGCCGGCGCGCACGGACGGCTCGACCTGCGGCACGCAGCCCGACGCCACGGCGTCACGCCATTGGGCCAGGGTGCCGCTGACGACCGCCGCCGTGACATTGCGGGCCAATGTGTCGGCCGTGACAAACGCCATCCCCGAGCAGCATTCCAGGATGTCGCGCAGGTCCCGCTCATCGGCGACCACGAACACGCTGCATGCGACGTGAGAGAAGAGGTGCGGGGAGGGGTGTTGCACCGCCTTCTCGTCGCGGAAATTCGCCAGGCAACTGAGGAACTTCTCCACTTCCGACAATTCGCGTGACGTTGTGCTCGCGGCGCGCAGCGGCGAGTAACCCAACACTTGGCGACAAGCGCTGGGAAACGTGTCGAAATTGACCGAGGGTGTGGCGATCAGAAGCACTTCGGGTGTCACGAGTCGTTGCCTGGGAGATGTCTGTCCTGCGGCCAGGGTTTTCCCGCCGCAGGACAGACGAGGGATGGCCGCCCATGATGCGCGTCGCCGAGAATCCGGAAGCGGCAAATCCAGCGGGGAAGGAATGACAACTAGCGGGCGCGATCGTCGGCGGCAGCCGTCGCGCGCTCGACGCCGTTATCCTTGATGGTCAAGAAGGCGGTGATTTCCTTCACAACCCGTTCCATCTTCGGGATGTTGGTGAAGGGTTCGACGCACTTCACGACGACCGGAACGTGCCACGAATAGCTGCCCTTCTCGACCAACCGGCTCTTCAGCTTCAAGGCCAGCGGGCCGTGCGGCACCAGTCCGGTCACGTCATCGCCCTTGGCCGCCTTGGCGTCGATGTCCGCCTGCGTCAGCGGCAGGTAGGGGTAGACCTTCTTGGCCTCGCTGCGGCTGGACTTGTTGCCGCAGAAGAATTCCAGGAAGTGGCCTTGGCTTCGCTCGAAGACCAGGAACGATGGACCGTACATGCAGTGCGATTCCTTTTCCAGCGACGTGGCGGCGATGCGCTTGAACTCCTTGCTATCGGGGTCGTAGTTGACGATGATCGCCTCGCTGTCGGTCATGTCGATGGCCTTCGGCCGTCGCGCCAAGGGAACGATGTCGATGTCATCGCCGAGGTCGATCACTTCCTCGTCGCTCTCGGGAATGCCGTAGTTGCCGGGGCCGACCAGTTTGCGATTGACCGCCTTGCCCTTCGTGAAGAGTTGCAGGCGGCCGATGTAATCGGTGCTCTTGGCGAGATCGGCGAACTGGTCGTCGCTACCGATCTGCGTGCTGGGGAGTTGTTCCAGGCTTACGGGAACCAGGTTGGTGTTGTGGGTCATTGATGGTGCCTCAAGAGGAGTGCATAGAAAAGGACACACGGCAAT